CTTTGCAAGTCAAGTTATATCAGCTCAAGTGTTAGCAGAAAAAATAGAATCAGTACAAACATTAACAGAACACTCTGCATTTACAGGAACTAAATCAAATACAAGTGCAATTGATAGTACATTACAATTAGATACAGCATTGTTTGATAGTATTAGTGGAAATTTTGATGATGCTTTAGGATTCTTTGATGGTGGGAATGGTACAATAGTTTCATCAGGAACTTATGACTTTGCAAATGCTTTTGATTTTAATTCTGTTTTAAAATTCAATGTTCTTTTAGATTCATTTATTGTTAATAATATTAACTTTGTAAACAACTTTGATTCAGCAAGTGGTAATTTTGATGCAAGACAAGGGTTGTTTGATGGTGGTTCTAATGCGTCAGTAGATACTAATGCAATATTACAAATATCAACTTCACAAGATGCTTCTACTTATACTTCATTCCAAGATTTTAAAGCTGGAGATTTTGTTGCAAGAGCAGTTAAATTTAGATTAAAAATGACTTCTAATAATACACAAGAAAGCCCTCAAGTTACAGCCTTAGCCCTTAAATTATCTTTACCTATTAGAACAGAAAAAGGTAGTAATATATCTAGTGGAACAAGTACATCAGGAAAGACTATTACTTTTGGTTCAGAATATTATCAAACTCCATCACTGACTGTAATTGGTCAAAACATGGCTACAGGAGATTTCTTTACAATCACATCAAAAGGAACTGCATCTTTCGTAGTTGAATTTTTTAATAGTTCTGGTAGTACTGTTGATAGGACTTTCGATTTTCAAGCAATCGGAATTGGACAAAAACAATAAAACTGATATAAGATTAATTTTATGGCACAACACGATTATATAATTTCAAACCAAACTTTCCCAAATACTAGAGCAGATATAAACAATGTTCTACAAGCAATTGCAACAAATAACACAGGAACATCAGCACCTACTACATTATATGCTGGTCAATTTTGGATAGATACAACTGCAACTACATGGATTTTATATATACATGATGGAACAGATAATATTCAATTTGCACAGATAGATACATCAGCAAACACAGTTAACTTTATAGATTCAGCTTTAGCAAATGATGTTGTTATAAATACATCAGGTGCAGTTACAACAACAGGTGCATTTACAGCAAATGGTACAATAAAATTAGATGGTGATTACCCAACAGGAACAGAAAATGTTGCTTTAGGTGATACTGCTTTGGATAGTGTTCAATCAGACGGTAATTGTAATGTTGCTGTAGGTAGTAAATCTTTAACAGCTTTGACTACAGGAGATAATAATGTAGGAATTGGAGTATTAGCTTTGGCTGCTACTACAACAGCTTCTAACAATGTTGCTGTAGGTAGAAAAGCCATGTGTACTAATATAACAGGAGCTCAAAATGTAGCTATCGGTATTCAATCTTTAGAACAAAACACAACAGGTGGAAACAATACAGCAGTTGGTACTCAAACTCTAAAAGCTGTTACTTCAGGGGCTGCAAACGTTGGTATGGGTATTTGTGCTTTAGGCACTGCAACTGTTGCTTCAGGAAATGTTGCAATAGGTTATCATTCTTTAAAAGTAAACACTGCTAGTTATAATACAGGTTTAGGATATGAAACATTATTATCAAATACTTCTGGAACAGAAAATACAGCAATAGGTGCATGTTCATTATCTGCTAACACAACAGAAGATAATCATACAGCTATTGGATTTAAGGCTTTATCTGTCAATACCACAGGTTATTCAAATACAGCTGTTGGTAGTGCTGCTTCTTGTTGCAATACAGAGGGTTTTGAAAATACTGCTTTAGGTTTTAA